TTGTGGTCGGACACCTCTCCCTTAGTAGGGGAGGGGGGGTTGGGCTTTTGACCTGCCACCCATAGACCTGCCTAGGTAACGCCAGACCAAGACACGAACCGACGATCCAGAGCAAGCGCGAAAAAGCAGCGCAACCCGTCGCAAGCACTGGCGGACCGCTCACGACTACACGCGAAGCGAGCCGAGCGAGTGCTAGGGATATTCCAGACTTGACCCAGTCGAGTATTCTTAGAGGGTAGTGAATGGAGGTTAGTCAAATGACTACCAAGAACGAGAGCCGATCCAAGATGGACGGACAGGAACACGAGTGGCGCCTAGGTTGGAAGATCAAAGCGCAGAAGTTGACCGAGTTGCACGAGCTCGATCTATTGCACCAAGCGCAACAGCGCCTGAAGCATTTAGGGGTGAAGATTAAGCGCGACGAGGACCGCCAGCAGCGCGAAGATATCGACTCCGGAAAGTACACTAAGAGCCCGGTTATCTCACGAGACACCCTCACGGGTGAGACTGAGGGCGTAGCCCGCCTAGGGTGGCGCTTAGAGATGCTTAGCCTAGGTCAAGGCATCCTAGGGCTAGCATGGGAGCCACTAGAGGACCCTGACCAGTACGATCAGCACCTCGAGTTCGCCGAGCGCCTGAACGAGGCAGCAGCGCAGGTTCTGAACGATAGACACATTTTCTATTATCAATACCACCGCGCTGTATATTTTGGGCTGCAGGATAGCTTCATTAGTGAAACTGCTTTAGACATGGCCGAGAATGCGGGCAGTCTGGGCGAGTGGTCCATGATCGCGATGGAGCGCGAGGATACCCAGTCATGGCGACAGGGGACCGCCTCGGTCGCGTGGGCTTTTGCTGAGGAGCAATCTAGGCAGGAGCTAGCGTGGGCAACTGGCCCGCGCCCGAATCAGGAAAGCGCATGGACAATTCTTGAGGCTGCTTATGAGAAGCACAACGGACGGCACGCCCGCTATCTCGAGTAGGCGCGAGCGGTCAAAAATTGGGCGCCCTACGGGGCGCCTTTTTTTTGGGGTCGCTGCAGGGTCGCGACAGGTCGCCCCAGATTTATATCTACTCCAGGATTGCACCACATCTTAAATTATTAGAAACCTAGCCAGAGAAAAAAACATAAGCGAACCAATAGATGTTAGTCTGGGACTAGAAAGGAACAATATTAGAGAAATTCGAAAAAAACATCGCTCTGTATGGACGATAGCGACGTTTAAATTAGTCCACTAATACTAGGAGTCATTTAAAAAACGAAAGGAACAACGAATGACAACGACGATGGAGGCTGAGCAGGTCAGGTCCCTGCTCATCCACTTACAAACAATAGATGAAGAATACATGTACCACTTCTACGAAGGCTGCGACCCAGCCGACGCAGATTGCCCAGAGAATGTAGTAGCAGACCTGAGCTACATTCGCGAGAAGTGGATGACATTCAGACGCGACCAAGTCGCATGGGTATTATCACTAGACCCAGATAACTTCGCAAGATTACTAGAGTTGGCAGATCAAGGATGATCGACTCAAGCGAACAATTCCTAGTAAACCAAACTCCGATTGATTTTGGCGAGAAGTGTACCGAGTGCGAGAGAGATACATCTTTTGGCTCAGGATTATTTGTAAATCGAATACCCTCACAAATGGAACATGAATCACCAAGTGGTGAGTTTGAATTGCGTGACGGGTATATGTGTTGGGAGTGTCAACAGGTGGAGTGCGATCAGTGTCCAGTAGGTGAACTGACTCTTGAATATCAGATAGTAGAGGGTACGATACTGTGTCCTAGCTGCTTAGATGAACAAGTCTCAGTCGGTGCAGTGTGGGAGGATCCTGATACAGGATTTTTCAGATACCGAGAGTGAAATACAGGGGGGCCTTCGGGCCTCCCAATTTTCATGCGTAGACCGGGCCACTTGGCCCTTTTTTTATTTCCAAAACAATCCCAGAGATAGACAATCACCACCAGTACAGATGTTAGTCTGAGGTAGGAAACTTTTTACCCTCTATATAGTATTTATTTTTAAGTTACCTATGGGACGAAACGTCAGTCCCTAGTATAGGTCAGCAACAAAACAGGAAACTGAGTTGCCTTATACATAGCAACAAATAACTAGAAAAGTTTCCTCGAGTTTCCTATTGAGTTACCTTCGCTCGAGCAGAGAAACTTTAAGGAAACTCTGGAGAAACACACAAAAAAAGAGACCCTTGCGGGTCCCTCTTAATGAGTGCCTTATTTGAGTTGTAGTGAATCAAAAAAGGTTAGTTAGGGGTACACTCCTGTACATACTACTACAGTATCCGAACTGAATCAGTCTCAGTTTTACCATCTGGATAATGTGCAGTAATCTCAGCCATTAGATGAGGCTTGCCTGTTAGCTCATTGAATGAAGCTCTACCTGCAGCCACAGCATAATCATCAACAACCTTACCAAAGCCCCACATCTGCTTATTAGTGTCACCCGTCAGCACTGAAGCGAAGTTAGTATCGAGACTACGAATATTCTTAGGACGCTCTAGGCTGCCATGCTGTAGATACTCTGTACCTGCCTGTAATGCATGATAGAGAGTGTTGCCACGCTCACGAGCATAGTTCTTATACACGCCATCCTTAATATCTACTAGGTTACGTTGCTTGCGATTTAAAGTAGGAACCTCATCACCATCAGACAGCGTAATCCCATCATCAGACCAAGTGTAAAAAGGATCTTTAGGATCGAGTGACATAGTGAGTTTGCTACCCTTACCTGTCACAAGATCTTGCCTCCCAAAGTAATCGTCTACAAGCTCGACAAAATTATCCATATCAATTTCAACTTCAGATAAATTACCTAGCCATTCACGATACCTAGCCCACTGTTGAGACTCTCGAGTCAGAGCACCTTGCAAGGCTTTTATCTTTTGGCTAATGTCGCCAGAGTGACGAATCGCCACAGCCTTAGTTGCCTGTCCAAAACTAGCCACCAGAGTATTCATACACACTGGACGCACACTAGTTTGGAATACGCGCAACGAATGAGCGCCTACCTTACTATCGTGAGCTACCAAGTATGAGTCTATAGAATCTTCAGAGTCCCCCGGTATGTTAAACCCATCATCAGGTAAGTCAGCGACAAAGAACACGTCACGACCACCACGCAAACTACCTGCACTCGACCACTTGATATCGCTAGTCGGTGTAGCTGATACCTTCGATAATACCTCAGCTAATTGCGAGTTCTGGACAGCCTTAAATGATTTACCAACCACTCCCAGAGTATCCACGTACTCAAATTTTTTAGCAGGGATATCAGTCCATGGTGTTAGAGGCTTTTGCTCAGTCAATTGCCATCGCTCAACAAATTGAGTATCTGAAATTAACGAGCGACCCACATCACCATGCTCACGATTAAAAGCAGGAGACAGCTTGACCTCCCAATCAAGATTAGCCGCCTTCAACATTTCACCCGCAGTCACTGAGTCACTTACACTTTGACCCAGACCATGCCACGGAACCTTACGTCCCGTGAATGCAAAACTTTCCTTACCATTCCTACGCTCTATTTCATGCGCCATTTTTAGTTTCCCTTCTTTAATATATCTGTTGAAATCGTTAAATCACTGATTGATCGTTGCTGAGTTAGTTCTTTAATAAAATCAGTTAATAGCTCAAGATTTTCGTTAATCTCATCAGGCTTATAAACACTTACATAAAGAGACTGATCACCATCATCAACAGAAACTTCTATTGAATCCATACTCATTTCAATTCGGTCAATATGTTTACTGACCTCATCCACAGCTTCAAACATAGCCTCCAATATGCTTGCCACTTGCACTACTCTCACGTTATCAAGATCACCCAATGCCCGAGTAATCAACGTGTGTTCTTGTGTCATTTTTGTTTCCTTCCACTTGACACTTTTTCCTAGCTAGTAGCGTAACATATATCCGCAATGCTATGTAAAATAAGGTGCTTAAGATAATCAGTGACTCCAGGCATGTAGAACAATTGTGGTAAAATAATGGAGCGTCAACAAGTTTCCAAAAGGAAACAAAAAAGTTTCTCGACTGTGGAGGTCAGTTGTGAGGACGTAATAAAAAAGTGTATAGAAAGGAAAAGGAATATGGCAAAGCAATTGCCCCCAAACATGAAAGGTTATGTAATGGTAGAAGATAGGATTCCTATCTTTTACAAGGACTACCCAGATGGTCGAATCACGTCAGAGGTAGTGGCGTTTACAGAAGATTCAATCATCACGAGATCGTTTATCTACAGGAACGCAGAAGAACAAGAAAAAAATCTTCCGTTATCAACAGGGATTTGCAAGGAAGTCTTTACTAATGGACAGCCTAAGTATGTTGAGGTATCGGAGACAAGCTCGATAGGCAGAGCACTCGCGAACTATAATATCCGAGGCGAAGACGAGGACGGCAACCAAGCCAAGCGACCAAGCCTTGAGGAAATGCAAAGTGTTCAGGCATTGCAAGAGGACGCTGCTAATCCACAGACAGGACATTTAGTTGAGGCTGCTGTAGCTGCAGGTGGAACACTTATCAATTCCACGCCACCACTTACTCAGGATGATTACGTAGGTAGCGCAGAGGAAAACCAGTTTATCCAAACTCAGACACCAGTAGCTGTTAGCAACACGCCACAATGCCCTACAGGTCATGGCGATATGGTATGGAAAGAAGGTATAAGCCAGAAAACCAACGAACCGTATGCATTCTGGTCGTGCAGTCAGTTTCCTGCCTGTAGAAGTTCTGCTGATAAAGATGGCAAGGTTAAATAATGAGTCATACAGGGAACGACAACAAAGCAGAGCGAGACTTTGAAGTGGCTCAAGAAGACACAGCGCAAGTTATCGCAGACCTACAAGCGGAAATTTCTTCATGGAAGGACGCATACGTAGCTGCGATGAATGCGGTAGAAGATTTAGTGAAAAGACTAAACGAGCAGGCTGAAAAGGCTCAAGAAAATTGGTTGCCTATACCACGCAATGTTTTGTGTCTATGGGCAAAGAGGGAAAAAGAAAGGGATGAAAGTGTCAGAATGGATCAGTAATGAACCAGACACCATCATAGCTGCTGACAATCTGAAAGAAGCGTTATGGGAAGCAAGGGGTAGACCGCCGAAAGACGGTTTATGCCCTTGCCCTCCAGGCTGCGCTAACGAGCACGACGATTCAAACCCGTCATTCGCAGTAAGAACTATCGAGAATAAGTTGTTATTCAAATGCTTTTCATCTTGCGATCAGCAAGAAGCACTGCAAGCACTTATTGATAATGGATGGTGGAAAGCAAGTGAAGATGGTGAATGGGACACAGCTTATGAGGACATGGCGAGAGCGTCAGGAATAGGTTTAGCAATGGATGGAGAAAATTATTGGGAGAACGATTTAGCTGCCACACATAATTATAAATATTTTGATGAGGCAGGAAAGCCTATTGCAATTCATTTGCGATGGGACAGGGAAGACGGAACTAAATCAATGAGTTGGAAGCTACCTGCTGAAGGTGTTTCCCATGGTTTAGATGGTTTGAAGATGGAGCAAATCCCGTTATACGGATTAGAACAGCTAATCAACCAACCAGACGCACCAGTGTTTTTTGTTGAAGGTGAGAAGGCTGCTGAAGCCTGTTGGGAACAAGGCTTAGTAGCTGTTACCAACGCAGGAGGCAGCGGCCAGAAGAAATTCGGTTCATCACTTGACCCATTAATGGGTAGAAAAATCTATTTATGGGCTGATAACGACGCTGTAGGGCGCAAATTTATGATTAATTTGAAGTCTGAGCTACGTAAAATTACTTCAGATGTCAATGAAATCCATGTAAATGTGCCTTATAAAGGTGACGCATACGACTATTTTGCTACTGGTGGAGACATTGACGGCCTCTTAAAGAGGTCTGAGCCTGTCTTAATTCACCTCGAGCACGATAAATATAGAGTTGAACTACCTACTATCAGTGGTATTTTGCAACTTGAATTTTCTGGAGTGATACCACAGCGAGGCGCAGTACAGGCCGACGCAACTATTACTGTGGATAATGAGAACTTCCGAACTAGGTTAAATCTCATGTCTACCAGTGCTAGGCAAGCGTGGATACGTGAAGCTAAGCAAGTATTTTCTGGATTTGAAATAGATTGGGCGCCGACCCTGAACAAAGCTATTGGCATGGTGACTCAAGCAGTGTTTGTGGACGATACTTTATCGGACCAAGCAGAGGCTGAAGAACCGCCTGAGTACAGATTTTTGGTACAAGAAACAATCCCAGAAGGTTCTGTTTCATTATGGTTTGGTGATGGCTCGAGTTTAAAAACTACGAGTCTATTGCAATTGTCTACCTGTGTTGCATACGGTCACCCGTGGGCAGGACGTGAGACAGTGCCAACTAAAATGATGTTGCTTGATTACGAGAACGACGAAAACAATTTTGTTCGCTACACCAGAAGAATGCAGGACGCATTAGGCATAGTCCCACAAAAAGGACGCATGTTTTATGAGAACGCCAGAGGCGTAGCATTAAATGATTTAGTCGAACGTCTACGCATGTACATTGAGAGACATGGCATAGGATTTATTGTGATTGACTCCGGGGCACTAGCGTGTGGTGGAAAGCCTGAAGAAGCTGAGTCAGCATTGACTTTTTTTAATGCGCTTGCCAGATTAGGTGACGATATAACAGTGGTAGTGATATGTCATATTACTAAGTCTGCACTATCGACTCCTGCTATGAAGCGAGAAGCCACGAAGAAGCCATTTGGCTCTACCTTTTGGCACTCGTCAGCAAGAGCTACTTTTTTTATTGAGCGAGACGAACTAACCAAGGAACAGTTTGCAGTCAAGTTTAAAAACAGGAAGACAAATATTTCTGCACCACTTGACGACTTTGCTTTAGAGGTTACGTTTGACGACCCAGACGGTGGTATTTATTTATCGCCGATGGATTTTAGCCAAGTGAAATTAATGCAAGAACAGAGCAAAGAAAAGAAATCTCGAAAGGATGAAATCTTAGGTCTGTTGCAAGATACGCAGATGAGCTTGAATGATATCGCGTCAATACTTGAAGTCGAAACAGATACTAAAAAGGTGAAATCATTACGCTCTCAATTGAATAGGTTTGAGCGTGATGGGTTGATAATGAAAACTGAAGAAGGTTGGACATTGGCATAATGGGCTACTACAAACAGAAAGAGATAGAGACAATGGACGATGACGGACTAGCTAAGGAAGCTATTAAGAAAAGAAATAGAAATAACAGAGCAAGAGGTAAAGTATATGAAAACAGAGCCGCAGAAATCGTCGGAGGAAAAAGAAACCTCGACAAGTCAAGACCGCATACGGATGTTGAGAATGCGTTCTCGGTCTACGAGATTAAATCAACACAATCAAAGACCCCAACATGGTTGGAGAAGGCCACGGGCCAACTCAAATTGGCAGCTACAGAGTCGGATAAGTCAGCAGGAGGAGTAATAAAAATTTACACCAAAGGCTCTAAGGCTCGATTCTTTTTGATTAAAGAAATATACGAAGGAAACGGAAGCATGTTTTTTGAAGGTGAAGGGAACAATTTTCATGAAAATAACGAACAAAGCTAACCTGCCTAGACCAATAGTCCTAGCATTAAGTGAAGATAATTACTCTAAAGGTGACGCAGATTTTTCGGTGACTGAGTTAATAGACTCACCAAGAATCTCTCAGCTTAAAACCAGATACGCAGAATACGTGCAACAAGACGCACTAGACATGCTGTATATGTTTGATGGTAAAGCCGTTCACTATCTGCTAGAACAAGCAGGAAAGCAAATCAAAATTACTGAAGGGATAGTAGAGAAAAGGTTTCATGCTGAGCATGACGGAGTAAAAATAACTGGAGCAGTTGATTATTTCGATATGGAGCGCAAGGTTATCCAAGACTACAAGCGAGTCTCAGTGTGGGAATTTATTTTTGGTATGAAGGAAGACAGGATTAGGCAATTAAATTTGTACAAACTGTTAGCTGAGGCTAATGGGTATGAAGTACGAGGTCTGGAAATTGTATATCTGTTTCGTGACTGGTCAGAAGCCATGTCAAAACGTACTAAAGATTACCCACCAGAAAAAGCCGCAGTAGTAAAAGTGCCAATATGGAATAAGCAAACTACATTAGATTATCTTTCAGAGCGCGTAGCGTTGCACAGGGAAGCTATCGAACAGCCAGATACGCAATTAGTTCTTTGCTCGCAGGAAGAAAGATGGCAAGGTGAAACCACCTACGCAGTTAAAACAAGTGCTACTGCACCTAGAGCTAGGAAAGTATTTGATAATTATAATGAGGCTGCACAATGGCTATCAGACAATCGCAAGCAAGGCATGATGATTGAGACGAGGCCAGGAACACCAAGACGCTGCGAATCGTATTGCACTGTCTCTACATGGTGTAACCAATACAAAGAAATGGCTACATTGCAGGGAGGTTTTGGGATATAATCAATTAAGAGCGCCTCCTGTTCCGGTGCTTCCTCTTTCTAGGTGGGCAGGACGAGTAGGTTTTTTTAATTCGTTTTCCCGCTCGTCACTGTCCACTGCTAATCTATAGTAAGATCCTCTTGAAAGAGAGGATTTTATTTTGCCCAATTTTTTAGTCGCCCCAGATGGTAAACCGATTAACCGTTTAGTTGAGTACGAAGACGCAACCGAAATTCGTTGCGAGATGTGCGAAGACTGGTGGTGTGTGTACCATGACGAACATTTTTATGATTGTGAATGTATACTCGAAGAATGGATGGATGAGTTAGATGGCTTCGGCGATCTCATTCATCAATACGGTTTTAAGATAAAGGAATTGCCCAATGGAACCACAACACACCCAGAAGACATCGAAGAACTCGTCGAATTCTACTCCACAAAAACCACCGCATAAAAAATCTTTTTTTAAAAAAGTATTATTTGTAATACCAGATGTTCGACTGCCGCGAGTAAAATTAAATTTCCCGGCCTGGCGCACCCCTGGTGTAAACATTGGATTACCTACATTAAAAGGCAAACGTTCTTTTAATCTACGCATCCCATCTATTAAAGGATTGCGCGTTGTAGGTGGTGTATGGAAAGTAGGTACGTTTGGGCTGGCTGTTGGACTAGTTGTAATGACGATTGCTATTTTCTCAGCAGTACAAGGATTACAAGCTGCACCTATCTGGCCTGAACCAGCATTGTATGAAGCTTCATACGTACAACCAGACAAGTCAGTTAAAGTAGGTCAAGATTGGAGTCAGTTTCTTAACGACCAAACTCCTGCTGATGTACGTAAGCTACAGACTATGACCTTGCAACTTAATATGTCAGGCGCACGAGCAGGAGACATCACGATATCTAATCTTGATATTGGTAAAGCTTCTGGATTATCTGATGCTATTCAACTAATTGGAGCAAGTGGTAAATGGCTTGAATGTGATGAAATTATTATTTCAAACGTAGTAGCTACAGCTTTGTCGCTAGAAAACAGCGAGATATATGAGCTAGTTCTAACTAACAATATTGCTGATGGATTAAGTGTGTCACCTACCTTAGACAACGCAGTGTTAGACATAGTTGTGCAATCAGATCGTGGAACTGTAAAAGTTCCTGCTGTTTCTAACGGCGATTACGATAGGATTATTATCTCTACTATTACTGCAAGCTCACAATGCAGAACGCTTACGCTGTCTAACATAAAGGCGTTTGGCGCAGGAATTAACATAGATTACGTAAAAGCGGGCAAGCTGACTATTCAGTCTAGTGTCATAGGCTCTGGGTCAGGCATAAACTCTGCGGACTTTGTCATTACAGCAACTACAAAAATCCAATCTCTTAGTTCAACTGGCAATGTGGAGCAACCTGTTAAAGTTCAATAGTGTATAAAGCGTTGGTGCTAGGCGTTGTACTAGCTGTGATTGCATTTTTTCCTGTTGCGTTAGACAACGATAGTTATGTTGAGCGGATTAATGTAGCTACAGCTGTGCCACCAACTCTTGCACCACCACCCACAGTAACTCCTGTAGGTATAACCGCTAGAGCAGTCGAAGATGTAGTCGTTACTATTAACCCTGCTCGTCACGTAACACTTATGACCAAGTACGAACTGCGCGTAGCGTTGCATAAAACTGAATGGCGTGGCTTTATAAACGGTAGCTCTCATATAGAAAATGGTGTGTGGGTATCAGACGACAGGTTCTTTGAAGCACTATGGGATGTAGCTACCTGCGGTAAGGGTGGTGATTTTATTCCTAATATAAATGTATTACATCCTGAAAATTACGCTAGTGACACGTATAACTACTGGAGACTACACCAGACTACATATGATACAGTGGAGACTATTGACGCTATAACCTCCATCGCAGCAGTCAATAAATGGTGTGACTAGGGAATCCGGTCCTTTCCCGGTATGCTTCCTAGTCATCTCCCTAGTCGCACCTAACTCTTTAAGGTTTTAGTTCCACCGTAATACTTTACTGCATGACCATGCTCAATAAGAGCGTCATTTAAATTTACGCCATCACAAATTAACTCACCAAGTATTCTTCCATACTTACCTTTGCCATGACTTATTAAGATTATTTCTTTAGCTTCAGAGACCATAGTTTTAGTAAACTCTTTAGCCAGTAGTCCTTTTGCTTTTACTTCAAGGTCTCTAGTTCTGCTTTCCCACGTATCCAGGCCATACAATCTTACTCTTTGCTTAGAAAGCCATACCGTAAAGCCCAAGTCCACATTTACATCTATGGTGTCGCCATCAACGATCCTGTCTAGGGTTACTTTGTATTCGTACATTAATCATCTCGCTTTCTAACTTCGATTTCGTTACTGAAAGCTTCAAATAATTTACCCAATCCCATCGATACAGGTAGCGACAGCACCGCAAGGGCTGTTAATAATCCTTCAATTTGGTCGAGAGTTTCGGGGTTTCCTGTAGCTGACCATATGATTCTAGCTCCCAACGCGAGCCATACCATTACGACAGGTACAAAGATAACCCCGACTAGAAGCTGAACTCCAGTGATAGTAGTACCACCACTAGAAGATTTCTGATCTTTCTCAGCTTCGTCTGACATTTAAATTACGAAGATTTTTTCTTCGCAGAGGATTTCTTTTTAGCAACTGGTTTCTTTGTAGCAGCTTCTTCAGGTGTTGGCTCAGGTTGTGGTTCTGGGGCCTCAGAAACAAGCGTTGCTTCAGCTACTGCTTTTATATTTAAACTACGTTCCATTCGATCCATTATTTTTTACCCTTCTTTGCGGACATAAATCTGCCAGTTTTGGGGTCTCGCTTTAGAGTAACCAAACTAGCGGTATCATCTCCTACTAACTTTTGAGCTACGCCAGATTTAACAACACTAGCAAAAGCACTTACTACTACTGTAGCAATTAGCGCCATAGCGTCCATGTCAATATCAGCTATGCTCATACCTGCTGTCACTCCGACCGCAGCCTGAACAGCTGTTGACGCAGCACGTTCTAAAATGTCTCTATATTCTTCAGGCATTAATACCTCCTTTTAGTCTGTACCTTAGTACCTGCTTTTTTGGCAGCACTTTTAGCAGCTTTCATTCCTTTTGGGGTGTATGAATAGTGCTTTGTTTTGCCACTCTTTGTTTTAACTTTAGGCATAGTTACTCCATATCTTCTTCTTTGCCTTGTAGTGTATCAATAATGTCATTCAACATGCTCTGCGCAGCATCCATCATGTCATTAGCTTTTTTCTGTTGCTCGTCAATTTCTTGAGCATCAGGCAACACATAATCTTCTGCAGGTTCACTGACAGATTTAGACACTAAAAAATTAAGTGGATCGTTTAAACCTTTGGCTCTAGAAAAATAAGGGTTGTCCATAATTGTGCAGCCCCAATGAAGATGTGGTCCAGTAGATTG